CTTCTAGACCAGCACATCGTAGTTTTACAATGTTGGTAATTTGCCATTGTTTTTGATCAAGTGCCTTGGTTATACCTAACCACTTATTTCTTATTAATGCAAATTCATTAATTATGATTGCAAAATCTACTACTTCAGATTCACCATCTACGAATTTATCACATTCTTTCTGTGTTAGAACTCTATTATATCCTTCTAAGTATTTTCTAAAATACCTAGATTTCATTCTATAATGTTCAATGTTGAGAAATTCTAGTATTGCTTCTATTTCCTGAAGTTGACCATATCTATGTTCAACAATACCAGGCATAGAAGCAGCGGCTTTTTCTAAATTACCAATAATTTTGCATTCTTTAGCTGCATTGGTTAATTCTAATTCGTAATAACCAATGCAATCTGACAGTTTTGATATATCTCTGACGACTTCAGAATACCATCCCATTAAAAATCCAATGCACCGTAATCATCATCATCTTCTTCAGTGCTGTCGGCATCTAAGTAATATGCGATAGCATGGTCTAAGGTTACATCTACACCTGTTGCATTTTGTAAAACTCGATCACGAACACCGTAATCTGCTAATAGTTCAACATATCGTTCTGCTACAACATCGACTTGTTTTTTGTCGATGTAATCAGCAAACATTGTCCATAATTCACCAATTTGTGCTTCATTCAACATCTTTTATTCTCCATCATTTACTATTTCTTCAGGTATAATTTCACCAGTATCATAATCTACCACATAATCCTCAGAATCAGAATCAGCTATTGGTACATATGATGGTCTAGCGACGAAATCTACCATTATTTTATCTAAACATTCATTTTCATTTTTTTCCCAAGCTTTTCTAAATTGCTTAATAGAAGTTCCATCAATAAAATCATAACGTAGACTATTACCATCTTTCATTAATAACTTTTGTTTTTCCATCAAATCAACTAGTCCGCTATAAGGACTCATACCAGTAGTATATGGAATATGAACTTCTAATGTTTCAAATGGTTTAGCATAACGAGTTTTCATAATTTTACACGCTGCTCTAATTCCATTTACAGTAGTAGTTTTGTTTCCATCTTCATCTACTTTAAGTTTTAATTTACGCATAGCTACAACAATAGAACTAGCATATATAAATCCTTGTCCACCAGATATTTTATCATCTGGATCAAACATATCTTGACTCGCATATGTATGATTAGTTGCTACTAATCCAACATTATGTGAACCAAACATATTTACACAATTTCTTACTAAAGCAGTTAGTGCTTTAGGTTTTCTACCCATATCACCTTTTAAATTACCAGCTTCAAATTGGTCAACATCAGTTGGTGTTAATAACATACCCAACGAATCGACTACGAATAAAACCTTAGGTGGCTCATCCATTGTTTTGTATTCTTTTATAAACTCACTAATTGTTTTTGCTACGTCATCAATCATAGCCATATTGAGTTTAAGAAGTTTATCTTCGCTGGTATTAACCCCTAAATCATGTAGCCATTTTTCATCTAATGCATTTTCAGAATCAATTAAAACAACATATATACCTTGGTCTTGTGCATTTTTTACAATATTTCCAGCACAAATATAACTTTTACCAGCACCAGATTCTCCAGCAAACACTGTTACTTTTCCAAGTGGAATTCCTTTATGGAAGTTTGAACTAATAAGATAGTTTAATGCATAATTACCGGTACTTACCCAATCAGTAGGATCATTAAATCCTACACCTAATCCTTCAATACTTTTGGTTAGGGTTTTTCTAAATTTTGTTAAATCAAATGTTTTTGTCGCCATGACAATCCTCCGTGAAAAGAAGTAGGGAGAACCATCTCCCTACTTTTTAATGATATTTTAAGCTTGATTGCGGCTGCGAATCATTGCTAATATATCAGCGGCACGGTTATCAGATGCTGGTTCTGAAGTTGTAACTGTTTCAGTTACTACAGGTGTTTCAACAACTACTGATTGAACTGGCACATCTTCACTAACTGAGACAGATGGAGTAGATGATTTAACTGGGTCACCAGTATTTTGATTCATCCCAGCTGGTTTGTAATATTGACCCCATCTTTCTGAATCATATGCTTCACCATCAACTGATGCTTCAAACATTTCTTTAATTACTTTTAATTCAATGTCAGATGGTTTTTTTGGTAAGAAATCAGCCAAGTTATGTAATCCATATTGGTCTACTGCGGCTTGTTCTACTGCAGTTAATGGACGAGTACGACGACTCCAATTTGAAGTAGAGTAATCAGCATAACCACCTTTACTACCTTTTTTCAAACGGAAATCTAAACCATTGATATAATCAGTTGGTAAATCTTCTAATTCAGGATCAACTAATGCTGAACGAATTAATGTAAAGATTTGTGGACCAATAATAAATCTACGAATAGGATTTGCTGGACTATCAGTTTCATTTAAACCGTCTTCAGTTACTAGTCCTTGGAAGATATAAGATTTTTTCTTCCAATATTTACGACCCATATCTTCTAAACCTGGATCTTTGAACCAAGCACGAACTTCTGAAAGAATTGGACATACTGAACCATCATTATACATTTCAACACAAGGAACTTGAACTGTTACTTGTTTGCTTTCTGCTTCGCCTTTAATACCAGCAAATGGTAGTTTAATCATTGCTCTTTCTACCCAGAAGAATGTATTTGAATTATCTTTATCTGGTAAGAATCGTAAGACTGATTCTTTACCTTCTTGAATGTTCCAGAAGGGATAAACTGAGTTATCACCAACAGTACGTTGTGAGTTATCTGAACCACGTTCAGATTGTTTTAATTTTTGTCTGATTTCAGCAAGAGTAGCCATATTATTATTTCCCTATAATTTAATTTATTGTATTTTCCCTATGCAGTTAGATTATACACATACTGTATGTGTTTTACTTTAATAAGTAATTTATATCCACATTTTACGATAGATATAAATTATTCATCAGGTTTTTTAAAATAAAAAGTCCCATTCTCTCGATAGACTCTTTTCATACCTTTTGTTGGGCATTTTTGACCACTTTTTATTTTGGATAAATGTTCTTTTTGTTCATTTGTCCATTTATATCCTAATGACCTACTTGGTTTATTACGTAGTATTTCAGATAATTTCTGTCTTGTTTCAGTTGATACGGGGGCAGTTCTGGTATATGTTGACCTATCAGCATTTTTCATTTTTTGTATTGTTTCTGCTGGAAGCTTTCTCCCAGTTTGTCGTTCTGATATTTTTTTACAAACTTCATCTGATAACATACCAGTTTTATTTTTATTCCAAGGTTGAATTTTTCCAGAAGAAAATTGCTCTTTTTTAATTTGACTCATTTTTAATTTAACTTCAGAGTTTTGCTTGCCACCTTGCCCAGCTTCCTCTTTGAGATTGGCCCATTCAGAACTTTCTGTAACATTCCACATATTGGAATATAATTATCCCCATTTACGGATCTCTTCGAGAGATTCACATTGAGTTATAATGTATCTACATACATTATTCCCATGTTTTTTGATATGTCGTTTCCAGTATTTTCCAGAACCAGGATATATCTCAACATCAGATCTTGATGTTTGACCAAGATATTTAAGTCCAGTTATATTATGTGTTTTCACATAAAGAAAGATAGTCATCGTAATATCATATACCACAGTTGACTTATTTGAAGTGTTGCCATAATTTAATTCCCTTTAATGTTATGTTTTGTCTTATCGACTAAGTTGCCTAAGTGTTAAGCTTCCTGCTTAACTGTGTTTAGAGTACGTATTATACTCTGTTTTATTTATCTTGTCAAGAATAATTTTATTCTGATTTTGATAAATTCGTTTGTTGCTTAACCAACTAAGAATACGTATTATACTTTTAATTGGTCAAGTTGTCAACTATTATTTATCTTCTAGATAATTGAACGATTCTTGCTAAAGAATCAATCTCACCAAATGAAATATGCTCTTGCATTGGATTAACTGGTTGTGGAGAAGAATTATAAGCAGCCTGTAATTCTTTTTGTGCATCTCTGGTTGCTTTAGTCATTATACCAGTATCAGAACCTTTTGGCAAGTATCCAAATTGAATAAGTGCCTGTTGAGCTTCTTTAACTTTTGGATTTGGTGTAGGTTTTGGCGTTGGTGCCGCTGCCGATGGTGCAGATTTACTAGCTGGATTGTTTGATGGAAAATTCGTAGCTGGTGCTGCACTTGTCATATCATCTTCAACCGGTGGCATATTAAGTTCAGCTGTTGCTTGATCTATTTGAGCTTGTTCATCATCAGCAACCGAAGTTTGTGCTGGGTTAAATGTTTTTGCAGCTGATTGCGGAAATTCAACTGGCTTATTTGCATCATCAGTAGGTCCACCAGGAATTGGTGTATTAGGAACTGGATTTGTTAAATCTAAATGTGGTGGTTTCTTTTGTGAACTAGCAAATTTAGCGTTTAATCCATATTCAGGATTTATTCTGCCTAATTCTCTGGCTTTTACTGCATCAGCATATGTTGGTGGATTACGCATACTATCATATGTTTTAAATTCATCCAACTGAGTTTCTGCTAGTATTTGTGAATAATATTTTAATTCATCTACTGTGTTTGTAAATTTTTTTGATTCATTTTGTTGATTCATGTTAGAAGGTCCTTTACCTAAGTAGTTTGTTATTTGTTGTGTCATCGAAGGATCTGCTTGATTTAATTTTTTTGCAGCTTCGGCATCTGCCGCCTTTCTTTGTTCTGGTGTCATTTTAAAATACGCAGCATTATCAGCCATTCTAGCATCCAATGCAGCATCACCTGATGATAGGCTACCATTTGGCAATTGTGAACCAGCAACAGGTGCTTGACCACTTGCACCAGTCATACCTAACCGTTGCATAGCACCACGTGTTTCTGGTCCCATACGGCCATCAGCTCCATATTTTGGTAATGCATTTGGGTCTTTAGCAAGAATTTGTTGTTGCAATGCTTTAACTTTTGGATCAACCGGTATATTAGGCTTAGTAGTAGGATTGGGTTTAAGTCCTGGTTTTGGTGGAACTATCACTGATCCTCCAATTTTATTACCTGGTTTTTTTTGTTGGTTATTAACAACCTGAGTCTCAGGTTGAATAAAATCATCTGGCAAGTTATCAAGTGATACGTCTGCTCCAGCATCATGTGACCCAATCCATGTTGAATCTTCGTTAAATAAATATCTAAAATCTCTCATTATAAATATACCCATTTGTTATTTTTAAAAATTATAGGACTGCCATCTTTTGCAGTAGCCTTCATTCCTTCCACTGGTATTTTTTTCTGCGCAGCATTGGTTTTCGTAGTTTCATCAGATGTGGTTGTAGATTTTGGAGGTGCGGTAATCCCACCTGTTGCAGCTTTAATTGCAGCTGCAACATTAGGATTGGATTCCGCTGTACCAAATAAGTTATTAGCTTTTTTGTATGCATTACCAACTGGAACTTGTGGGTGGTTTTTATAAGTGCCTTCGCCCTTCCAAAAAAAATCCGGGGCTCCTTCATTACCAGTAGTAAGATCAATAATTGGACCATAAAATGGTAGATCTTTATTGTTTGGATCGCCACTTATATAAATGTGTCCATTATTTTCGCCAGTTAGTGGCACTTGTTTACCATTTTGTTCAATATACAAACTCTGATCATTAGGGTCTATCAGTGGAGCATTAGGTGTTACTGGAGAACCCACCATTGCATTAGCTGTATTACCAAGCCAGTCTGCACCACGTCTGACAAAATTGTGAATACCCGTTCCAACACCAGTATCTTGCTGTGCTTGGGTTTGCATAATGTTCTCTTCATACAATCTAGATTTCAAGTTTCTAGACATTTCTAGCAAAGTTTGTTCTGTAATTTTTTTCATTTTATAATCCTGCATTTCTTTTAATAAGAGTTAATTCACTCTCTTGCATAAACTTTAAATTGTTTAATAATTTATCTTCTTTGCCATCACTTGATGATACGACTGCTGCAATTTGTGGTATAATACTTTTAACACCAGCTAAATGTAAAACTTGGTCTTGTTCATCATTTTGTGGTTCTTCAACTTCCTGTGTAGGGTCCAGTTTTGTAATTAATTTTAATACATTGTGAACTTCTTCTTTTTGTGCATTTGGGCACTCACCATCTTTAAATGCTTTTACTACTTTTATTTTGGCTCTTTCACCGCCAATAGTAAAGTTCTTTTCTTCTTTGTTCCAGAATCCAGAAATTATTTTCAATAGTTGGTCAATACCTGATTCATTAGTATCAACTGTTGTTTCTTCTTCATACCCACATTCAGATGGATTGATTCCACATTCACGCATAGCATCACCAAATGTCATACTTTCTGAGAAAGGAGTTTTTATGGTAGCACCTTTTGTACGAGCATTTTTAAACTTCTCTTTCATTTTAATTATTTTAGCTTTTTTAACAGCACTTTCTGCCATTGGCATACCTGGTGCAGGTGCAGGAGGCATTCCACCTAGCGCAGGTGCTGGTGCAGGCGCAGGTGCAGGAGGCATTGGCGCAGGTGCAGGAGGCATTTCTTCTGGTGCTGGTTCTTCAGCAGGAGGTTCTTCACCACCAACATCAGCTGGTGCATCTATATATAAATTTGGAATTTGATCTAATTCTTCTGGTTTATTAGCAATATAATAATGTTTTATAATATCTCTGATAGCTTTATCTTCGGCGTCTTTATCATCAAAACTAATGTCACGAATAACATTAAGAACTTCTGGATCTTTAATTTCATCTTTAAGTGAATTTACACCGATATCACCACCAGTTAATTTTGCACCTAACAATGTATTTAATTCGCTTGATTCTGGTGTATCATTTAAGAATGCATCGCTGCTAATACCTTCTAAGAATGATTCAAGTTGATCTTCAGGAGATTTCTTACCAAATTTTTTCTTCCAATCTGCCATACGTTTTTCAGCGGCAGCATCTTCATCAGAATTAAATTTTGATATTTTTTCACCACTAGCTTTTATTTCAGCTTCACGTTCTTTAGTACCAAATCCACTTTTTTCTAATCTTTTTTTAAGTCCTTCTTTACCAAATGCTTCATCTAATAAGTCATCAGCTGTTAGTTCACGAACTGGCAATTCACTTTCATCCATGATATTGTACAAATATGGAAATACTTTTTTCAAATCTTCATTAAAAGTGCGAATAGTTAATCTATCAACCCAATCATTCATAATATCTTCTGGTATCATTTTATCTTCTTGTGATTGAAATGATTCAGCAAATTGTTCATAATAAGAAGATTTTTGTAAGTTACTAACTTCTTTTTTAACTTCTTCTATTCTTTCTAAAACACGGTTAGTTACTGAACCCATTGCTTCTGATATTTGTTCTTGACGATTAACATAACCTTTAAATTTTCTTAATTGATTTAATTCTTCACTTAATCCAGTAATATGTTTACCAATATGATCATATGGATTTCCACCATGATTAATATGTTCAGCAAGTGCTCTTGCACCATGTAGATGTTTATATGGGTACTTAAATCTTTCACCATCTGCATTTTCAATATAAATGCTTTCAATATGCATTGATCTTCCAGCAGCAGCTTCTGGGTTAATTGGTTGAGTATGTTTAACGACTAAACGGGCTTCGCCCAAATTTTGATAGCTGATACGACTAGTACCAAACATTCTATTTTCCATAATAGGTAATTCCTTTGGTTTTGCTTGAAAGTTATAATCTCTTTTATCTAAATTGCTTTTACCGATGTTTTGTACATCGAACTTTAATAAACGATTTTTAGCAAATTGTCTAAATGATCTGATAAACTTATTGAAATCATCATCATCGGTTAGGTCATGTTCATGTAAATCTTGACTTATTTGAAGTATTACACCATCATCTTCGTCTAGCGTAACAGTAATAACGCCCAGTGATTCATCTCCTTCTTTATATTCGAATTCAAAGAACCTAGCTTTTGGTATATCAATTTTTTTTGATAACACTTCTGCATTCTCATCCCCAATCTTTATTTCAGGGAATCGTACTTGTATTTTGCCATAAAGGTCTTTAGCAATCTTATCTAAATTATTTTCCATATCTTATTTATCAGAAATACGATGAAACAAACACGGGAAGTGGTGCTTCCCAATCATCATTGATACCATCTATACTTAATGTTTCAAATACATTAGGATCCCATTCAGCAAGAACAGTGCTCATTCTTACTACCAATAATACCGATGATACCAAATCATCGTGTTGTCCTTGTTTTGCCTTGAAACTTACCCCAGATGCAATAAATGATTTAAGTTCGCTAATCAATGCTCTACTATTAATAACCATTTTATCTTCTTCAATTAAATATTTTAATCTGGCACAAGATGAAATTTTATTTCCAAAAGTTGTGTTAAATCCTTTCCTAAACTTTTTAACATGACCTTTTCTTAATGGTTCACTTAAGAATAATCCAGGAAAGGTTTCTTCACCGAGATTTTCAATAACCACTAATGCACTATCACCAACTGTATTATTTTCAACTGACCAGTAAATAGAATTAGGATTATCTGGCCCTAATTCATCTTGTAAATATCTAAGTATATCCCTATATATTTTTATTTGTCCTTGAATAGGTGTTAAATTATGTTGCCATTCTGCAACCTGTGTAAAACTTGGAAGTTCAAATACTTGGATACCACTGTAGTCGCCACCAGTTCCTAAACTTGGATCTAATGCTGCTAGATATAGATTACCAGGTGTTGGTTTTTTATACCATCTAACTTGTCCCATCTTAAAGGTTGGTTCATTACCTATCATTTCTGATAATTTAATACTATTAACCAAAGTTTCATCATATACCAAGAATTCGCAATTATATTCCCGTCTGAATCGTTCTTCTCCTATACGACCAAGTTCTTCTTTTTTCCAATTTTCATCACGGTCTGGATGATCCCACCAATCAGATTTATATCCAAAGAATCCATTTCTTCCTAGTCCATCAGTTCGTTGGTTTCCAAATTCGTCAAATGTATCTTTGCTTTCTTTCCATATTAATGCAAATTGGTCTTCATCTGAGTTTGGTGTTGATGTAATAATAGCTCGTCCACCTGTTGCGAGTGTAGGTGATATAGATGTCCAAAACTCATTTGCTATATTTGGCTGTACGAATGCAAACTCATCACAGTATAATAATGAAATAGACATACCACGACCAGTTGTGCCAGTAGTTGTTTGACTTACTATACGTGAACCATTTTCAAATTCAATACTTCCTTTGTTGTAACTTACTACCCCAGCTCGTAAGTAATCTGGACATAATTCATATCCATATCGGATACGTTGCATAATTTCTTGGGCACCTGTAAACTTATGTGCTGCTACTAATATAGTTTGGTCAGGGTGGAACATTGCATACCATAAAAGATATGCTGATGCACAAGTTGTATTATGTGTTGGTATCATTGTTTTACCACATAAAAACATATGCTCATCATTATCAACTTGGATGCATCTTACTGGAACTGAAGATGTTTTAGTGATTTTGTTTATGTATAATCTAGTGTTTTTTACATGGCCTTTGCACAATAACTGTCTTTCAGCTTTTCTTTTCAACTTAAACACTATATATTTTTTTGTGGAAAATTTTAATGTATAATAATTCACACCATTTATAATTTTACAAGAACATCTTGTCTTAATTCCAAGTGATGATAATATTGTCCTTACTTGTTCTATTAATTTAAAGTTCTTTTGATAAAATTCACAATTCCCATTTTTTGTACAGCTTCCATCAGTATCCATCAATCCACGAAGTAATTCAAGCCTTTGATCAATTGATGAGAACATATAATCAGTTGGTATATGTTTATTTTTTAATAGATTGTTTCCGTTCAATAATGTCCGTAGTCCTATAATGTTTCTACGTTCACTATTATTGCTATTTACGGATGGTTCAGATACGGCATATCCAGATTCAGATATATATTGAATCATTTCTATATTATCTATATTTGATTGAACGTATCTACCATCACCAGAATATCCATCACCAAGCCACAATCCTAATATATATGGATGAATTGGCAATGACTTATACTCGTATTGAACAGGTTCTGTAATATCTATATATAATCCTTGTTCTAATGAATGCGTATCCTTATATTTTTTTATTTCATCAGTAGTAAGAATTTTTGATTTATTACTCCAATTTGCTGTACTAACTTTCCATAAGTGTTCTGCATCCGCAATAATAGATTCTCCATTATCGAATTCTACTTCATAACATGTATGATTATACATAATTTCAGTAGCAAACGTAACAGTAGTGGGGTTTCCCATATTACTTAATATAATATCACCAACTTGAATATCACCCATAGTTGTCCAACCACTTGGTGTTGGAATGGGTGTATTTAGACTTAATGCTTTTCCACTTTGTCGTGGTAGCATATTAATATTAAATCTTTTTGTATGGTAACTATGTAATAACCCTTCTTGATATTTAAATGGGTCAAATAATAATTTACCTTTTACTGAATGTTGTATATAAAAGAATTTCCTTGCAAAGTATAGATATCCATATTCTGGATCCATACATGCAAGCATATCTGCAACGTGTGATTCAGTCCATTGTTGTTTTATGTGTGCTTTTTTGGTAAGCGAACCGTCTAATGATTTAGCCATAATCTTATTTACATAAAAAACGGGCCGAAGCCCGTTTTTTTATTTAAAATAATAAATTATTATGCGTGTCTATCAAACACATATGCGATTCCAATAACATTTTCACCAGATGGTTTATATTCAAAATCTACAAAATTTTTCGCACCACGATGAAAATCTTTTGTACTCAATATGTCTTCTCTGGCTTTTTCTATTGTATCTGCCATAACGAAATATTTTGCATTAAATTTTTCGCCGTTTGGTGCAGTACCTTTTTCATCAACCCATTTTGTTTTCTTAGCTTGTTGACGTTTATGTTCTGCCGCATCATCTTGTCTAGCATAATGTCTTTCTTTTTCGTAATCTTCAGCCCCCCAACTATCTGATGAACCACCACTTCTGCGTGGTTTTTTATATGCTGGTTGGTCGGTTACTTGATCATCTGGATGACCATATCCCAAACTTTCGTTTACTTTTTTGTGTTGTTTTACTTGTTCATAAAGGCTGTTTAAATGGTTAATCAAGGATTCGTCTACATTCCAAGGATTTTCTCCACCATTTGCTTTTTTAGCACCTTTACCTTTACTGAATAAATCATCACCCATTGCAGTAACAGCTGATATTCCATAAACGGCTGCATCAGATGCGCCAATTGGTGAATTTTCATAGTCATCTGTCATTAATGGTTCTTCGTCATCATGAGTTGGTTCTATGTCAAATACAACCTCATCAGAATCATCTTGGTCAGGTTCAGTTTGTTCAGGTTCACCTACTAATATATCATGTTTTTCACTTCCATCTACTTTATCAATATTTTTTAAAATATCCATTAAGTCACGAATACCATTGGCACCTTGGCCATTGATAGAAACGTTCATATTAACCGAATCTTGTTGTTTAGGATGTGCCATTGGGCCTTCTTCACAAGGGCATTCTACTAATTCACTTTCATTCAGCCCGTTATCAATGTTTGTTATTTTTTTATATAAATCTGTAAAGTTCATATTATCTTCCTTTATATGGATCTGGTAATTTATTTTGTTTAGAACCTACTGGACTTATAGCTTTATCAACTTTACTTTTAGATACAGTATTAGGGCTGGTAGGAGCTTTATTAGCCAATATTTCATCATTGATACCAGTGTATGGTGTTCCTTGATGTTTGGTTTTGCTAAGTTCTTTTAACAATGCCATTTTATGTTCTTCACCAACTAATGATTGGTGATTAGATGCTTCATAATCAGTTCCTAACATTGCTTTTCCAGATGGATGATTTGGGCAATATTGTGAATTAATTGCATCTTCTTCTTGCTCTTTCAAGTTTCTAATTTTTACACAACTATGTGAGATATTTAATGCTTCTGCAACTAAATCCCTAATTTGGTTACTTGTTACTGGATATGATAATGATATATCAAACACCGTAACTCCAATATTTGCGTGTTCAGGAAAGTCAACTTGGGTTTCTTGTATTGGTGTTCTTTTTTCTGATATAGATTCAACTTTAAATCTATCTAACGCAGCTTTAATTTTACTAGAAGCATCAGTACATTCGCCAGCCAGTTTAATTTTAAATTCGTAATTTTGTTTGCTTTCTTGCAAATATTCTTTAAATGATTTTGTCATAATATAATCCCATTCTTGTATTTATCAAAATAAATGATTTAATCATCGCATGTTTTTCAATTTTTCCAAAAGGCTATTACGATCAGCTACTACAAAACCTTCACCTTGGATATTAATACCATTATCTTCTACTGAAGTATCGGCATCTATTTTTTGTTTTTTAAGTTGAAGTTCAATCATTTTAAGTTTTTTATCAACCTTTGCAGACTTTGCATCTATTGCATTTTTAAGCATAGATGATGCAACTTCAAATAATCTTGCTGAATATCTAGCTTCAACATTCATACCTAAGTCCATTAAGTCGTCATATGCGTTAGATGCTTTTTCAGCTAATTCATCAAATTCTGTATCACTTAAATCACCTAACCCAGTAACTGGTGGCAATGCAGCTGATATCTTATCAAACTCCGACATATTTCTAAATGATGGAGGTGATTGTTTAACACGTTTAGGTGTTTCTTCTTTTTTTATTATTTCCTTGCTATCTGGCAAGTTCAGGATCTCTTCCAGCCTTCGAGTCATTCTAAATCCTTCTTTTTTAAATATGCAAGTCTTCTTGCGTCTGGCCAAGGTTTACCTTTTAAATGACCATAATTTTTTCTCTGTTCTTCTGTTCGAACTTTACCAGTATTAGCTTTTGAAATCTTATCCTTTCTTTCTTGTGTCCAGCTTTCAGGTGATGAACAAGAAGTTTTCATTCTAATATTCATTTCATCTGGTGTCATTGCTGCACATAACGATTTTTGGTGATCACTTATAGCTTTTTTAGATTTTTCAGAATGTTTTTTCTGTCCCTTTGTGATAGATGGTCGTCCTTTTAATTTTTCTACACGAATCGCGATTGTTTCTGCTGATTGTTTTGTACCTTTTTTTGCAATGGACATCTTTTTCTTTGATTCATCACTATGCTTCTTATTTAGTTTTGAATACTCAAATAACTTACTATTATACCGTTGTTGATTATTACTTGACATAAACATACAAGAAAATGCAAATATCATCTTATATTTAGCATCACCAATTGTCATTTTTGTTAATAATAAGTGGCATACAAAGTGTTCACGGGCAGTAAGTATGGCTATATTTTCTTTAAAATCATTACCACCCATACTCTTAGGTATGATATGATGTTTTTCTACATATAAATTAGTTGGTAATATTCTAGATTTTGATGATATAATAATATTATTATACCATTTAGTATATTTGTTTTCGATAAATATCATTGTTGATGTCCTCTCTGACATTAAAGTAGTTAGGAATCCCCATTCCGTGAACTACATTTTTATTTATCATTTTCCATTATGGAACAGATCGTATTGATTTAACACGCGAAACTTTATACCTTGTTGTTTACAATATATACTAGCAGCTGCCCATTTTGCTTGATTTTTAATAAACATAGCTTGATTGATTTTACTCTTACCAACTTTTTCGATAAGTTGTTGACTGGCAGGTTTTATTTCAATTAATTCAACTTGCATTTTATTGTTCTTATCTAGGTATTGAATAAAGAAATCTGGTACATAAACAGTTTGTTTACCAGTTAATGGGTTACGATATGGTATTTTTATTGCTTCACTTGCCCAACGTTGTATACTTGGATTAGTATCACAGAAATTACAAAATGAAAATTCCCAACTAGACCTATATGTAATTTTACCCATTCCAACATATTTTTGTGGATTTTTAGGTACAAATGTCCCACGTGCAAAGTTATGTGCCATATTATACTAGAATGTTTCTAGCCTCATATTGATTTACTATTGGTGCGATTCTATAACCTAATTGGCTTGTTTTTTCACGAGATGCATTTAATACTTGTGCAACAATTTGACTTAGTTGTACATTGGTAAGTGATTTTAGTGTATCTATTAATTCAAATACATTAACATTATCTATTCTAGCTTGGTTAAGTAAAACAATAGCAGTAGATCTAGCACTTTCTAAATCAAAATCTCTTTTAAGAAAGAATCCAACTGTTGCATCTATTTGATTACTTGGGAATGTAACTTGATGATTGAAAAAATTATCAAAGAATTGTTTTACATTTGTAGAACTATCTACAACTTGTGTCATTGGTAAATTACTAGACATTTATTTTCCTAAATTAATTAGCTTTGCTACGGTAGGTTGATTATTTGTTACTGGAGTCGGAAATGCAATACCTTGAATTCCATTTACACCTTGTGTAGTAATACTAGCTAAGTTATTTATTACTCCCTTTGTCCCAGCATTATTTAATCCCTTTGTATTCTGATATGTATTAATTTGTTGAAATATTGTATTTAACGCCGAATTATTAGTAACGGCAGTAGGTTGATTTACAAATGTTGGACTGGCTGATGTATTATTTACACTTCCAGTTAATGGACTTGGTGTATTATCATAATGTTCAACTGCAAATCCTTCAACAGTTCCATCAGAGACCATTCCAGAATCATACGTTATTGCTTCACATTGTAATTTCATAGTAAAGTCATTTGTTTGAGTTGTGGCATAATCTAATTTATTATGATCCCAAGATTTTATTATTGGATTTATTAGTTTATAGCTAACATATTCATGTCTAGCCATCTGATAAATTGTAATATAATTAAAAAATGGGGATGTACTTCCATTATCTAATCCATATGTTCTTGTAATATAATTTGAATTTTTAGTTGCTGTTCTATTATATGTTCCAGAAACTGTTGCTGTAGTAGAATCTGCATAATAATAACTATAATAATTTTGCCAAACTTTATTAATCAAACCCATATTATCATCATGAAATGTTATAGAAACTTCACCTGGAATATGTTGATATTGTATAGCTTTTTTTCTATTATATTGATTAACTAAATCTTGATTAATTGTAAAACTAGGTAAACTAATGTCTTTAACAAGCATATTAATTTCATTTTTATGACGTTGTATCAAACTTGCATCTTTACAAGCAGCTGGATTTATATTAAACGCAACATGAAATAAAAATTTTTGCTTTGGTGCTAATCTAAATTGATCGTCAACAAACAGCCGTGCCGCGTGTTCTTGATCACGCAGATATATATTAGAATCATCTTGTAAAAATTTATTAGGAGTAAATGCCATATAGTATTTATTCAATTAATTAACTAGGTAGTTAATAGAACAGACGTAAAAAACCCACCTTTCGGTGGGTTATAT